GCCTAAGACTAAGGATGCAAAGGAAGAAGCCCGACTAAGACGTAAGATAGCCGACAGCAAGCGTGTTAAGACCATGATGGAAAGCAAGCTTGCGAAACACAAAGGCACGGATGTCGAGGCTGAAGAAGAGTTCCAGAGCATTTCAGACACGCTAGATTTTGGCGTTATTACCCAAGAACAACAAGAACGGGAAGTCGTATTTCAACCCAATCCAGGGCCACAGACAGACTTCCTAGCGGCTAGTGAACGAGAGGTACTATATGGGGGTTCAGCAGGTTCTGGGAAAAGTTTTGCGCTCCTCGCTGACCCAATGCGCTATTTTAATAATAGTAACTTTAGCGGTCTTATACTTAGACGTACAAATGACGAACTACGGGAACTAATCTGGAAATCTCAGGAGCTATATCCAAAGATATATCCAGGGTCTAAGTGGCAAGAAAAGAAAAGTCAGTGGGTATTTCCTAGCGGTGGTAAATTATGGATGACCTACCTCGAAAGAGATGAGGACGTTCTTCGATACCAAGGTTTGTCTTTCAGCTACATAGCCTTTGACGAACTTACCCAGTACGCCACAAGTTTCGCATGGGGATATATGCGAAGTCGATTGAGAACTACTGATCCTGACCTTCCGTTGTTTATGAGGGCTACGACTAACCCAGGTGGTAGAGGGCATGGATGGGTTAAGAAAATGTTCGTTGATCCTGCACCCTCTAACATAAAGTTTGCAGCAACAGACATCGATACAGGAAATACACTTACGTTTCCTCAAGGACATGAAAAAGAAGGACAGCCTTTGTTCTATCGCAGGTTCATACCTGCAACTTTAAAAGATAACCCTTACCTGATGCAAGACGGGCAGTACGAAGCCAACCTTCTAGCACTTCCAGAAACACAAAGGCGGCAACTACTAGAAGGGGATTGGGATGTAGCGGATGGCGCAGCATTCTCAGAGTTCAAACAATCCGATCATGTCTGCGAACCATTTGATATACCCCCCGATTGGCGCAGGTTTAGGAGTTGTGACTATGGGTACTCTTCTTATTCTGCGGTACATTGGTTTGCGATTGATCCAAGTTATGAGACGCTCTACGTCTACCGTGAACTTTATCTCTCGAAACACACTGGTAAAGACCTTGCTAAAGCGGTTCTCGAAGCGGAACACGGGGACAGCATTCAATACGGCATATTGGACAGTTCGTGTTGGCATAATCGTGGGCAGATTGGCCCGTCTATTGCGGAAGAAATGATAAGCATAGGATGCAGATGGCGTCCAAGTGACCGTTCTGCAGGTGCAAGAGTAGCAGGAAAGAACAGATTTCACGAAGTTTTAAAGGTAGACCCTGTAACAGAAACCGCAGGTATTATTTTCTTCAACACCTGCCGACAAATAATATCAGACCTACCAGTAATTCCATCCGATCCAAAGGGGTCAGACGATATAGACCCAAGACACGCATCAGATCACACCTACGATAGCGTTAGATATGGAATTATGAGCCGCCCCAAAGCCTTTTCACCCTTCGATATGGGCAAAGGCGTACCCATACAGCGGTGGCAACCCTCAGATACAACATTTGGATACTAAAACATGGCACTTATGGACAAACCTACTGGCCCAAGCCCCGAAGATACGACTGAATCACAGGATGTAGTCGCATTAGAAGAGGCAAATGATGTAGAACAAGAGAATTTAGACTATTCTGGCGTAGCTGCCTTTATTGAAGGTCAATATAGACGCTCAAAAGACCAAAGATTAGCTGATGAAGAGCGTTGGCTGATGGCATACCGTAACTACAGGGGCATATACGGCCCAGAAGTGCAGTTTACCGACACTGAAAAGAGCCAAGCGTTTGTAAAAATCACAAAAACCAAGGTTTTGGCGGCATATGCACAGATTGTAGACGTATTATTCGCAGGTTCTAAGTTTCCGCTTGGTATAGAGGCCCGAAAAGACCCAAATAACGTGGCAGCAGCCGTAAATTACGATCCAAACGCCATTACACCCGAAAAAGTGGATGAGAAGCTAGGGGTCGATTATACGCCCAAAAGAGCCATTGCTAGGCCCGATATAGAGCAAGATTTGGGTGTATTTAAGAATACACTGTCTCCTGTCGAAGAAGAACTACAGACAGGTGCAGGAACAACAAACTCTTCCATTACTTATGAACCTGCAAAACGTGCAGCGCAGATGATGGAGCGTAAGATGCACGATCAATTGGATGAAACAAACGCATCCAAGCATCTTAGATCTGTTGCATTTGAAACAAGCTTGTTTGGTACAGGTATTCTCAAAGGCCCGTTTGCTTTTGACAAGGAATATCCGAATTGGGATGAGGAAGGTAATTATGATCCTCTATTCCAAACAATCCCGAAGGTAGAATACGTCAGCATATGGGATTTGTATCCTGATCCTGATGCACGGAATATGGCTGAAGCAGAATTTACAGTACAGCGTCACAGATTAAACCGTAGCCAAATGCGTAGTCTAAAGAAGCGTCCACACTTCCGTGATGAGAGCCTCGAACTTGCCATAGAGTACGGCCCACAATATCAAAGAGAGTATTGGGAAGACGCATTAGATGAAAGTAATAACTCTGAAAGCCCAGACCGTTTTGAGGTATTAGAATATTGGGGTGTAATAGATGCTGAGTTAGCAGAGGAAGCAGACCTCGAACTTCCAGAAGAAGTTGCAGATCGTGATGAGGTTCAGGTTAACGTTTGGATTTGTAATGGGCAGATACTACGCTTTGTTATAAATCCATTTACTCCAACACGCATTCCATACACTGCAGTTCCCTACGAGTTAAACCCATACGGTTTCTTCGGCATTGGCGTAGCTGAAAATATGGAAGACACTCAACTGCTACTCAATGGCTTCATGCGGATGAGTGTGGACAACTCTGCGCTATCGGGAAACCTACTTATAGAGATCGATGAAACTAATTTAGTTCCAGGCCAAGACCTATCAGTATACCCAGGAAAAGTCTTTAGAAGACAGGCAGGAGCGCCAGGTCAATCTATCTTTGGAACTAAGTTTCCAAACGTATCTAACGAACTAATGATGATGTTCGATAAGGCTCGACAGTTATCAGATGAAGCCACAGGGATACCATCCTACAGCCACGGTGTTGGTGGTGTTATGGGCGTTGGTAGAACCGCCAGTGGTATGTCTATGTTGATGGGGGCCGCAGCGCAAAATATTAAAGCGGTGGTACGGAACGTCGATGACTACTTACTGCATCCATTAGGCAAGGCACTCTTTGCATTTAACATGCAGTTTAATTTTGATGCCGAATACACCAAAGGTGATCTTGCGGTGATTGCCCGTGGCACAGAAAGCTTAATGCGTAATGAGATCCGCAGCCAACGCTTACTGCAATTTATGCAGATGACTGCCAACCAACAGATGGCTCCGTTTGTTAAGTACGACTTTATCCTACGAGAGATTGCAGCGTCTATGGATCTGGATGAAGAGAAGATCCTTAACGATCCACGGGAAGCAATGATACAGGCGAAGATGATGGCTGAGATACAAGCTATGATGCCTCAACAGCCTGAACCACCACAAGAACAGGGCGCACCTTCACCAGATGATCCAACAGGTACAGGCGGTGGCAACATAGCTCCAGGCAATGCACCAGAGCCTACAGCCGAAGGTTTTACGGGATCGGGGGGTGGAGCAAACGGAGGAAACCCACCACAGCAACCACCACAAGGCCCAGTTAATTAATGAATAAAGAAACCTACCGCAGCTTACTCCCTCTCGTTAACGACAAAGACACGATGGACAAGCTGAAAGAATATGCACAAAGCCGTATTACTTATTTCCATCACCTTCTAGAGCTACAAAAAGACACAGATCGTATCTTGGAAATACAAGGCGCAATCGCTGAATTGCGTAGAATAAACACCCTCAGAGAAGAAGTAATAAAAGGTTCAGAATAGTGGATAGCAGTCTTCGCCCTCAAGCAAGACCCATGACAGAACTTCCTTACTCCGACATCGAAAAAATCGAAAAGGTCGTATGGGCAGAGGCCCGTGGAGAAAGCTTGGAAGGTCGTGATGCGGTCAGAGGTGTAATCTTAAATCGATTATCCTCAGACAGGTTTCCAGACACAGTAGATGAAGTACTTAATTCTACAGAGTTTGAGCCTATAGAAACTTATGGGTCTATCTCTAGCATTCCTGCGCCACAGGATGATCTAGAAAATCAAATACAAGAGTTCGTAGATTATATTCAGTTAGGAGATGACGCTGTTGAGGGAAGAACCTTTTTTCAGAACAGTTCCACAACTGAGGGCAGAGGTACAGATTTTACTGGGCCAGACGCAGTTACCATAGGCAATCACACATTCACCCGTGGGTACGAAGGACAAGAGCCTGTTCTAGATACCCGTTTTTCTCACAACATACAGATCACCTATCCCGAAATCGCAGATGCGAATTTTTTTTCATCTTCTGAAATGGCTCTGGGGGGACTGATGGTGGCTCGTAAAGGTATTGATACAGAAGAAGGTTTAGAAATGGCTAACAAAAAATTTCAAAGAGATGATGCCGCTGCAGATTTAGATGATAATGGAGAACTATCATCTTATGAAAAGGCCCGTAGTGACGCTATTCAAAAAGCTATGGCTGATGATCCAGAGGCAGATGAAAAGCCAAAGATGTATCATGGCGGCATGGCCTGTGATGGGATGATGGGGCCAGTAGATCCTGTATCAGGAAATCCTATTCCAGTTGGGTCTACTGCAGACGAAGTTAGAGATGACATCGAAGTGATGCTGTCTCAGGGAGAATACGTCTTACCTGCGGATGTAGTGAAGTGGCATGGCCTCAAGCACATTATGGATATGCAGGAAGAAGCAAAGATGGGCCTGATGGCAATGGACTCAATGGGTCTTATTGCTGAAGTCGATATGTCAGGGTCAGAAGAGGGCGTTACCGAATGTCCAATGTGCGAGGGTCGGGGTTGCGAACACTGCAACGACACTGGCTATCACACAGAAGACGAAGATACGGAAACACCAGAGGGCAATAAGGTGGAAACGGCTGAAGTGGAGGTTTCTGAAGAGGAACCAGAGGTCGATGAAACGGAAGAGTATCAGGAAAGCGATTACTCTACCAAGACTTCTATGTTTGGCACGGTGAAAAAACCAAAAGTTACCTTCATCGTGTAAATTTAAATGGGCTACCTTCAGTAGAAGCCCCCAGAGGAAAACATGAGTAAATATAAAAGAAAAGAAGAAGTAGAAGACACACAAACTTATTCAGAAGAGTTGGCACAACAACAGCCGCAAGCTGAAGCAGAGCCAAAGGATGCCGAAGAAGCTTCGTTTAAGAAACGCTACGGAGATCTCCGCAGACACTCTCAAAGTTTAATGGGTCAAAAAGATCAAGAAATACAAAAGCTGCAGCAACAACTAGATAGTGCAGCCAAAGGTCAGATTAAGTTTCCTAAAACAGATGAAGAGATTAAAGCTTGGTCAGAAAAGTACCCTGATGTAGCTAAGATCGTCCATACAATTGCAAAGAAACATGCAAACGAAGCTCTTGAAGAAGGTGAGAAGCGTTTAGGTCATTTAAAAGACTTAGAAACTAAAATCACTAAAAAAGAAGCAGAACAAAAGCTTCTAGAACTTCATCCTGATTTTAATGATATTCGGCAAGATCCAAAGTTCCATGAGTGGGTATCTCTTCAACCAATGTATATAAATGATGCCCTCTATAAAAATAATACAGATGCCGTGGCAGCGGCCCGTGCTATCGACTTGTATAAAGCCGATACAGGCAAGCGAAAAACCACGTCTAAAAAGTCAGCGGCTGAAGCCGTTGGACGTTCCACGTCAGTTGCGCCAAAAGGTGAGCCAAAAGCGAAGTTCTCAGAAAGTCAGGTAGCTAAGATGTCTGATAAAGAGTATGACGCTAATGAAGCTGCAATCCTTGAATCAATGAGATCAGGTGAGTTTACTTACGATGTCTCAGGCGCAGCAAGATAAGTGGCACAACACTTAAACTAATTAGCTATTTACTAAGTGGCATAGTTATGCTATAATTATTAGTAATGAAGCTTTTCGGAGTAGGGCCTCAGTAGACTACCCCTACACCGTTTTTAACCAGAAGAATGAAACAAACAGTCCACCAGTGTAGTGAGGCCCATGTGTACCGCAAATACATATGCACCCTTACAAAACGCACTGCCACTTAATGTGACCTTCTGAAATTGTCTGTCAGCAATAGCTGACCTGCCATCTCAAAAGGAGTATTAACAATGGCATTTCCAGTAGCATCGGGATATGGAAATCTTCCAAACGGAAATTTCTCACCCGTTATTTATAGTCGAAAAGTACAAAAGGCTTTTCGCAACACCTCTGTTGTAGAGGATGTCACTAACACCGATTACGCAGGTGAAATTTCAAACATGGGTGATAGCGTAAAAATCATCAAAGAACCAGAAATCACAATCAACTCATATACTCGTGGAACAGCACTTGCGACACAAGATTTGACTGACGCAGATTTCACTATGGTAGTTACAGAAAGCAACTACTTCCAATTTGCTATTGACGATATTGAGGAAGCCCACAGTCATGTGAACTTCATCGATTTAGCAACTGACCGTGCAGGTTTTAAACTTCGTGATGCATTTGATCGTGAAGTTCTAGGCTATATGTCTGGTTGGAATTGGACAGGTTCTGCATGGGCTAGACGTACAGCGTTAGACACAGGTGGATCTAAAGCTGACTCAAACGCAGGTAATGACGAATTGCTTGCAGCCAACAAATTAGACATCACTGACTTTGGTGGTTCTGATGTTGGTGGAGAGGCTGAAGTAACGTCTATTCCTCTAGCTGCAGGTGGTGGCGCAGGTGCTATCACTTCACCATTAGCTGTTATAGGCCGTATGGCTCGTTTAATGGATGCAGCAAACGTAGATACCGAAGGTAGATGGTGTATTGTTGACCCCGTCTTTAAAGAGCTACTCCTTTCAGAAGATTCAAAATTAATGAACGCTGATTTTGGTGGCGAAGGTGAAATAAGAAACGGACGTATGCCAGGAACTATTCGTGGTATGCGAGTATACGTTTCAAACAACCTTCCATACGAGTCAACAGGCCCAGGAACTTCAGCTTCTGCAGGTTCTGAGGCTGCCTACGGTGTTATGGTTGCAGGTCACGATGCAGCGGTAGCTGTAGCGGATCAAATTGCGAAAACTGAGAGCTTCCGTTCTCCAGATACATTCGCAGACATCGTCCGTGGTATGCAGCTTTATGGTCGTAAAATCTTACGTCCTGAAGCTCTTATGACAGCGAACTACAACTTAGCGTAAAAGCTATTGGGGGCAGGGCTACTTGCCCCCTTCCTTCTTTTAAGGATCACCCATGCCCAGTACTTTTTTAACACTCTGCAATATGACGCTTAGACGGCTGAACGAAGTGGAGATTGCACAGGCCGACTTCGGATCGTGTCGAGGAGTACAGGCTTTAGTTAAAGATGCTGTTAAAGCATCGATAGCAAAAATTAATCAGACTGAGTTTGAGTGGCCCTTCAATGCTGCGGAACATACACAAGTTCTTACCGCAGGTCAGACAGAATACGATTGGCCTTCTTTTTTTAAGATTGCCGATTTTAATACATTTCAGATACAATCTAATTCTAGCCTGAATGTTGGATACAAGACACTTAAAGGTATTGAACGAGATGAGTGGTATGCAAAGCATAGGGATGATGATTATACCGCAGGATCTGCAGGTAGAAGTGTACCCGACTTTGTATTCCCATCACACGGACAGGGCTTTGGCGTAACACCTTCTCCTGATCAGGCGTACAGCGTCAGATTTAGATATTTTCTAAACTACGCAGATCTTACGCTACATAGTGATCAAACTAGAATACCTGAAGCCTTTGATAACGTCATTGTGGATGGTGCTTTGTACCACTTGTATATGTTCAAGGATAATCTCGAAGCCGCAGGTGCAGCATTCACTGCTTTTACTGCAGGGGTAAAAGACCTGCAAACTCTCTACATCAATTCATATGAGTATGTACGGGATACTAGGATTAAGTTCTAATGGCAGATGAAATCCAATCCTTTAAACTGGTAAGCTCTGGTGGACTTAACAGTAACCAAAACCACCTGTTCTTAGCAGAAGCAGCCCCAGGTGCAGCTACACGACTAGTGAACTATGAGCCAAGCTTATACGGTGGCTATCGAAGGATCGAAGGGTTTGGTTTACTAGAAGACTTAAACGTAGAGGTAGGACAAGGCAGTGCAGAGGGGGCGGTACTTTGCGTAGCGATTTACCGAAATGAACATCTAGGCAATCCTTACATTATAGCTGCCAGAAAAGACGTAGGAGCAAACAGCTACAAGTTTTATAAGTTTGTATCCCAAAGCGGTTGGCAGGTTATGACCAACTCTCTATCCCTAACAAGTACGGATGGGGTTAGAACCGTTAAAAAGATACGACACGCACAGTTTGATTTTGGTGATGGATCAAAAATAGCTTTTGCAGATGGCGTAAACAACGGGATCATTTTTGATGGCACTAACTGGTATCAGTTAAATCCAAGCAATAGTGGCGGTGTTAGTAGTCCAGGTGGAACTAGAATAGGTGCAGCCCCTTCACTTGTTGAGGTCTTCGAGAACCATCTATTTTTTAGTGGAGACAGAGGACAACCTTCTTCGATCTTTCACTCAAAAGGTAGTGACCCTTACGACTTCAGTACAAATTTTGGTCAGATACTAAATCCAGGTTTTAATGTAGTTCAGATCAAGCCTTTCAGAAATGACCTATTTATTTTTGGTGGTAACAGCATCAAGAAAGCTTCCGCAGACTTAACGTCAGGACTGTTTTTAATTGATCAGGTTACGACAAACGTAGGGTGCATAGCTAGGGATAGCGTACTAGAGATTGGTGGAGATCTCATGTTCCTTGCACCAGATGGGTTTAGACCTGTTTCGGGAACCTCAAGGATTGGGGACGTAGAGCTAGAAACCATATCCAAGGCAATCCAAGTATCCTTGGTAAATATGATCAAGAACTTCGATATGGACACAATCAATGGGGTTGTGATCCGTTCTAAATCTCAGGTCAGGTTTTTTGTAGGGGATAATACAACAACGGTTACAAACTCATTTGGTGTAATCGGTGGGTTAGCTAATCAGGAAAGTGGCATAACATGGGAGTGGGGAGAGCTTAACGGTATTCGAGCATCCTGCACGACTAGCGACTATATAGGTAGAACAGAGTTTGTACTTCATGGCGATTATGATGGCAAAGTATATCAGCAAGAAAAAGGCCCAAGCTTTAATGGGCAAGACATTACAAGTGTTTATGCAACTCCATATTTAGATTTTGGAGACACTGAAGTAAGAAAGACCATGCGGAAGGTAAATACCTTCATCCGTGCAGAAGGGCCAGTAGAACTCTTTCTCTCAATGGCCTACGATTGGGGCGATTACACTACGCAACGTCCTTCGAGTTACTCTCAAGCTAGTTTAGGTGGGCCAGTAGAATATGGCGGTCTGAACATAAACTATGCAGGAGCTAACATTTTATATGGCGGTAACTCTAAACCCATAATGGTCACTGATGTTCAGGGATCAGGTTTTTCAGCTAGGGCTACGTTTGTGACGGTGGGTCAATCAGAACCCTTCTCAATCCAAGGTCTTGTTTTTGAATTTAGCGTTTCAGGAAGGCGATAATAAATGGCAGGTTATACAAGACAATCCGCACCTGATATTATCAATGGCGCAGAAGTTACTGCACCCCCGTTAATTGCAGAATTTAACCAAATTCAGAGTGCTTTTGATGGAACATCAGGACACTCACATGATGGTAGCACAGGTAATTCCCCAAAGATTAATTTACAGTCATCCGTAAGCGGATACTTGTTACCTGCTAATGGTGGTATTGGCGGTTTAAATAATATAACGGCAACTTCAAATCCAACTACAACAGACGATGTTAATAGTGGGTATGCTCCAGGTAGTTTATGGTTAAACACTTCTACATCACGATTTTTTATATGTAGAGTGAATACGGGTTCAGCGGCTCAGTGGAGTGAGGTAGTGGGTGTTACCACAAACTCCATAACTCCTGAAACAACCAACACTGTTGATATTGGTTCAACCGCCAAAAAATATAAGGATTTGCATTTAGCAGGAAATGCTCTTTTGGGTGGCACTTTAGGTGTCACAGGGCTCAGTACGTTAGCAAGTTTAAATTCTACAACCTCAACATTAGGCAGCGTTACTGTAGGCGGTGCAGGTAATAACGGATCAATAAATGGTGTCGTAATCGGGTCTACAAACCCAACGGCTATATCAGGTACAACAGTTGCTGCCTCTAGTGGTTTCACTGGTGACCTTACTGGTAATGTAGCAGGTAATGTTACTGCAAGTTCTGGTACATCTACCTTTAACAACGCCACAGTAAATGGAACTCTAACAGCCTCACTTACTGGTGATGTTGCAGGTAATGTAACTTCTTCGGGTACGTCTACATTTAATAATGTCACTATCTCAGGTACACTGAATATGGATGGCGGCACAACTGCTACTATTCAGAATTTATCTGCACCTGTAAATCCAAATGATGCTGCCCGAAAAGTGGATGTTGATACAGCCGTATCCGACTTAGTTGCATCTTCTCCTGCAGCCTTGGATACTTTGAATGAACTTGCTTCAGCCATCAACGATGATGCTAATTTCTCCACTACAATCACTAACAGTATAGCTACAAAACTACCTAAATCAGGTGGCACAATGTCTGGTGCTATTAACATGGGTAGCCAGAAGGTTACCAATGCAGGTGATCCTACAAACGCCCAAGACCTCTCAACTAAAAATTACTCAGACACTCAGGATGCTCTGAAGCTAAACTTATCAGGCGGCACTATGTCTGGTACGATTGCTATGGGTAATAATACCATCAGCGGTATACCTAGCCCAACTGCTAATGATCAGGTTGCAAACAAAGCCTATACAGACAGTATTCTTGGTTCATCTACTAATGCTGCAACTTCTGCAACAGCCGCCGCAAACAGCGCAGCAGCGGCTCTTACCAGTGAGAATGCAGCAGCAGGTCATGCGACTACAGCCCAATCAGCAATCGCCTCATCACAACAATTTCTAGATACCTACTTCGTATCAGCAAACGCCCCGACAGGCTCTAACGTAGGCATTGGTGATCTGTGGTTCGATACAGCCAACAACCTGATGAAAGTCTACGGCTC